ATTTCGAGCCGGTCATTGTCTAATCTTGTGCTTTTGCAACCGCTGATTATCATGTGCTTGCTTACAATTTATGCCGAGATTTTGTTAGCTTGTACCTCTGTTGTTGTGACGTGGTATACTTGAAAGGACAATGGTACGACGATTTATGATCTATTCACTGCTGAAAAATTGTCACTCTTTTGGTGGAAGAGTGTCGCCAACAAATGAAAAATTACAACTATAATAATAAAATAATTTTCTTTTTACCGGTTTTCGTCATTTTAATGGCGTTGCCGAGTTTTTGTGTTTCACACAAACCACTCATGTGTTCGCATTCGGACGGACCTAAAATGCTCGCGGAAGGTGTTAAGGCGATCGGCCATCTCCTTAAAGACCGCTGCGACCGTTTTGGTTGTGGATCTGGATCCATTGATGCTTGCATTGACTATACGACTTTGTTGCAATTGATCTATTGTGATATCCCTCCAAGTTGGTATCTGGAAGGATTTACTATCACGACTGAACATATGCACTCGTATGAACATGCTGCACTTTTTGAACGTTTACGTCCTTTCGTCGATGTTGATGATTATAAGCTTACTGGTACTCTTAATTTAACTTTTTCTTTGGAGTCCAGTTATTGTCATTGTCAACCACGAGTTTGTGACTTTTCTGAGAGAGTTAATTTGACGAAATATTTACCCGCTTTTGAGCCGCGTTATTATCTGAGCAAGATCAGTGATTTCGGCTGGCACGATTGGGTTGTTTCGAACATTGACCGTGGCCACAGGTATTTTGATCCTGTGTTCGCGCGAGTTTTTAATCAGACTAACGAGTACTTCCAACTTATCAATGATGCAGTTCATGGTTATGCTGGTAGTTATTTCTCTCGTGCGTTTAAATGGTTTTCCTTTTTCCGTCGTTTCGCTACAAACTTTTGGCAGAGTCCTATTGGTTATTATGATGATAATCAGGGTACTTACCATATGTTTGGCTTCCGTTTCGACATGTTCGATAGTTTCCGTGACTACCAAACCC